CCAGAGAAGTCTACGAGTTTATTACGGGTAACGATGTTCTTGAGGTTGGCTTTATCGTAGACCCTAACTTTGAGTATGGCTGCTCCCCCGATGGCCTGATTGGGACTGATGGCGGGATAGAGATTAAATGCCCAGCAGCTACTACGATGATGAAGTATTACCAAGACAATGAAGAGTTAGTCAAAGCTTACTACCAGCAGATACAGGGCTGTATGTGGGTTACTAAAAGGGACTGGTGGGACGCATTTGCCTATCACCCTAAAATGAAGCATGTCCTTGTGCGGGTTCCGCGTGACGATGCGTTTATAGCAAAGTTGGCAGTTGAAGTTGAAGCCGCCGTAATTGAAATTAAAAACCAAGTGGAGCAATACAAATGAAATTAGGTATCGGAATTAATATTGACGTTTTAAAGATGGATAAGTCACGACTGCGCGAGTGGATTAACCCAAATACTCAAGAGCGAAAGCTGTTTCTTGACTTGACTACTTTTATCGACACCGCAGTAGAAGATAAGTATGGCAAGCATGGCTTTATCGCACAAGAGTTAAGCAAGGAAGAGCGAGATGCGGGTGCAGAAAAAACCCCAATACTAGGCAACTGCAAGGTTTTCTATACTGATGGTGGTCAGGCTCAGTATCAACAGCCTGCTCAGTTATCTCAGGCTCCAGCAAATGCGGGATTCTCTACAGCAGATATTGATGATGACCTACCATTTTGATCTAAAAACCCCCCCTTTCAGGGGGGAAACTAGGAGAGTGCAAAGCAGGGGAATACCTTGCTTCATTAGATTACCATAGGATAGGAAAATGACAAAACCAAATCTAGGCAGATGCCTAAAAATAGCTCAAGTAAAGTATGACATTAACACCGCTAGACTAGCTGAAAAGCTTATGACATCCCCGCAGGTAGCGTCCAGACTGCGAATGATGCCCGACATGAAGTATTACACGCTGTTAAGGCTGTGTGAGATCTTTAAGATTGAACCAAGTGAATTTATTAAGCTAGAAACTAGAGACAGTTAAAAGAAAACCCCCTTTTACGGGGGCTTTACATTGCTCACTGATGGAGCGTATACTTCTTGTGCGAAGAAGAAGAAAGGCAATTATAGCTATGCACTCATATAGCGTCAACACCCCTCCTTTCTTCATATCGCAAACAATGTTTGGGCTTTAGGCTGTCGGTTCCTTAAATTAAACGTCAGATACAGGGTTGACCCTCCCTACAGAGCCTCACGGTTGAATCGGTTTTTAGCTGTGAATAGTTTGGATACACGATACAGACATTTGTTTAACCGCAGAGCTGCCTTGGCCCTTTGATCTTAAATTTACTTGCTTTTGCCTGTAAAAGGGTTAAATCATCTTGAATAAATATATATTGAAATGTATATCTTTTGAAACAATATATGTAAAAGCATATTTAATGAAACATAAAGCGAGGCTTTGCCGAGCATAGGAGATCGCAATGACGCAAGAAGAAAGAGTTATTGATTACTTATCAAAGAACTTAACGATCAACAGCATTCAGGCTTTAAACGAGCTGGGGATCTTCCGGTTAGCATCTAGGGTGAGCAACCTGAAGAAGCAAGGGCATAGCATAACCAGCCGAATGATTCCAGTAACTAACAGGCATGGCGAGAAATGCCATGTTTCTGAATACAGTCTTGGTAAGATGTAGGGGAAACGTAAATGAAAACAGTAGAGCAATACAAAGAGTTATTAACCAAATTCGCTTATGACGGCAAAGGAAAGTTTTTCCATAAACTGTCTGCTGGTATTGGAAGCAAGGGCATTAGAGCTGGATGGGTGGGGCCGGATGGATACCGAATAATTAGGAACAGCAATATAGACTTTCTTGAGCATCATGTAGTTTTTTTCGCTCACAATGGCTATATACCACGGACTATTGATCACCTTAATAACAATAAGTCAGACAATAAGATCGAAAACCTACGCAGCCCCACATCAGCGAAAAGATCACGAGACAGAGGCATGTCTAAGACAAACACCAGTGGATTCAAGGGAGTTAGCTGGCATGCTGAATCGGGAAAGTGGACAGCTAGAGTTGGATTTGAAGGTAAAAGAATTTGGTGTGGGCATTTTGATGACAAGGCTGACGCTGTAGAAGCTGTAAGGAATAAGATGGAGTATCTGCGCCGCAAGTCTTTTAACCAAGGAGGTGTGATGTGAAGCTTAAGTCAGGAGAGGATTGGCACCCAACCGAAGAGATGATTGAGGGTTGGAAGTCAGCTTACAAAAAGGTTGATGTCGAGCAAGAGCTAAAGAAGATGTCAGTATGGTGCGAGGCTAACCCAGCAAAGAGAAAAACCAAGGCCGGATCAAATACATTCTGCAATAAATGGCTCTCAGCAGCAGAAAGTCAGGGCGGTAACTCAGGCGATGTCAGTAAATACAGGTCACAAAATGACCAGAAAAGACAGCCAGCATCCGACAGTATAAAAGCTAGGACTATAGAGATGGATATTGTTGACGTTGCGTGGATAGCCTGCCCTCAAGAGAAGCAGGCGCAGAGAGAATATTACAAGACTACAAGGGGATTCTACTTTGAAGGGGAGTTTAAGAATGTGTAAGGCAGTGTACAGAACCTTTAAATTAGGCAAGCCGCCAATACAATATATCTTTATTGGAAATCACGAAAGGCTCGTAACTGGAGCCAAATACACCATCCCTGAAATGTCTATTATTGTCGGCATACATGAGAAAACTATGCACAGCAGGATGAGAGGGAAAGTAGAGTTTACTAATGAAGAGGTTAAGCCAAAGCAGGATATGTTTGGCGGCAACAACCCAGCAAGAAAAGGCTTATATGACAGGCTTGAAACAAAAGATATGAAGCTTTCGGATAAGTGGATGAGGATAAAGCTATGAGCCAAGGCGATTACGTTAAGTTTAAGAACAGGCAAGAGGCTGAAAAGTATATGCCTTTACTGTTAAAGAGATTTGATGGCTGGGATTATTCAGTACCGCTGGTCTTGAGGTTTGAGCGGTACGATGACCCTAAAACTAACAAACAGAGCAGGCTATTCCACAAATGGTGTGAGGAATTGTCTAAGGCTTTTATTGGCAAAGTCCCCGATGCCACTAAAGACGGAATGAAGCTTATGATGAAAAAAATGTTCTTAGGAACTCAAACCGTTAAAGTTGGGCAATACATTTACGCTGATCAAATAATGCCGCTGCCAGCTAACAAAGGCGAAATGTGCTATTTTATGGATCAGGTTTATGCTTGGGCAGTAGAAAAAAAAGTATTATTATCGTTGCCCCAGTACAATGAGTACACTTTACTAAAGCAAAAACAGGTAAAATAACAATGGCTAATATAAATCCGGCGATATTATTAGAGTTTGCTACAAGTGACGCACAAAGAGAAACCTGCAAAGCAGTTATGGCTCACGGTTCCAATACTAAGGCAGCAGTAGCTTTAGGGAAAAACCGTAGAGTTGTTGATAAAATGATGAAACGCCTAGAGGAAAAGGCAGCGTCTAAGGCAGTAGCGCCACATAAAAGCGTTGACCGCGAAACAATGGCGGGATTTGAGGCCAAGAGAGTTTCAACTGCTTACAAAGAAGATGGAACTGTAGCTCTTCAATGGGTTATTCAAGAGCCAGCCAAGCGCGATATGAAAGCAAAGCTTGAACACATGATTGATGGTATCAAGGATGACCTAAGCGGCTTTAAAACGGCTGTAAAGGCTCCTAAGAAGGTCAACTCAGACTATCTTGCCATGTATATGATAGGTGACCACCACTTTGGTATGCTTGCGGACAGTGAAACCAAAATGGACAACGATGATTGGGACATTAAGATAGCCACTAGCATATTACTGGAGTCCACTAATCGACTTGCCAAGCGTGTAGGGGATGCAGAAGCTGGAGTGCTGCTAAACGTGGGTGACTTTTTCCATGCAGACAATAGCTTTAACACTACGACCAAAGGCACTCCGGTTGATGTTGATACTCGCATAGGAAAGACCTTTAGACTCGCTGGCAGACTGTTTCAGACCCTTATCAACAAGATGCTTGAGACCCACAAAGATGTAGTGGTTATCAATGTTCGCGGCAACCATGATTCCGATATGGCCTGCCACCTATCAAGCTGCATTGAGCTGCTGTACGCAAAAGAGAAGCGGGTTAATGTTCTGCCCAACTATTCCAAGTTCATTCATTACCAGTGGCACAACAATCTGTTTGTCTTTCATCACGGCGACAGAATGAAGCACGAACAAATCTTACAGGCAGTGATTAAGAACCTCGATGACGAGTGGAGCCAATCCAAAAACAGATACTGCCATTTAGGGCATATCCATCACCATGTTGCTAGGGAGGTTGGTTCTATGCATTTTGAACACTGGGGTAGCCTTACTAGCACCGATCAGTGGCACTCAGACTCAGGTTACGGAGCGGAGCGATCAATGACAGCGGTTGTTTACCACAAAGATACGGGCGAAGATTCCCGCGTA